CCAAGACGGTGTAAGTAGCATAAAATCAAGGCTAATAGAGCAACTTGAAGCGGTAAAAAAACAGCAAGAAATTGCCTTGCCTTGGAAGCCGCCAACATTTAGATTAAGTTAAGGAATCACTATGGCTGTGCCTTATGACATTGTTAGCAGAGCGCTAAAAGACATTGGTGCATTGGAAGCTGGTGAAACCCCTACTCCAGACGCGGCACTTGATGCGTTTGAGATGATGAATGACATGATTGACCAATGGTCAAACGAAAACATGATGGTTTTCAATGTCACAGAAATTATCTGCCCCGTGATACCGGGTCAAACTCAGTACACAATTGGCCCTAACCCATCCACTCAAAACTTTATTGGCGCTTCCTTTACAGGCTCAATTACAGGCAATATTTTGACTGTGACAGGCATCTTGTCTGGTGCTTTGGCTCAAGGTCAGACGCTAAGTGGCACAGGAATCACAGCGGGAACAAAGATTACTCAGTTTTTGACGGGTGCTGGTGGCAACATCAATGAGGAAGGCACTTACCAAGTCAACATCAACCAAACTGTTGCTTCTACAACCATCACGGGTTACTACCAAAAGCCTTTAAACCTTGATTCAGCGTTTGTTAGGGTAAACACTACAGCCAATGGCCAGCCCATTACGGGTGGTGGTTTGGACTACCCAATGTCTGTTTTGGAATTGCACAGCTATCAAATGATTGGATTAAAGACGCTGAGTGGCCCGTGGCCAAAGGCGGTTTACTTTAACCCCGGTGCTGATACAGGCAACTTGTTTATCTGGCCTAGCCCCTCACAAGGTGAACTGCACTTGTTTGCTAACACCTTGTTTAGTAGTTACAACTCAATGTATGAGGATATTGCCTTACCACAAGGCTATGCAATGTGCCTTAGATGGTGTTTGGCAGAGCGTTTGATGCCCATGTATGGCAAAGCCTCACCAACGCAAATAACGATGATTCAGACGTTTGCAGGGCAAGCTAAAGCTACCCTCAAGCGCACAAACATGAGTCCGCTTCAGACTGCACGTTACCCTGACGCTTTGTTGACGGGTAAAGCAAAGGATGCGGGTTGGATTCTTACTGGCGGCTTTATTTAAGGGGCTACCATGCCAGATTTTGGTTTTGTTGGCGCATCATACGAAGCACCTAGCATCTATCAAGATGCTCAAGAGTGCATCAATTTCTTTCCTGAAGTTGACCCTGTAAAACAACAGGGTGAGCGTGGGGTAATTGCGCTTTACCCAACACCGGGTTTAACCCTCAAAGCACTTTTTTCTAACCAACAGGAAGTTCGTGGGCTTCACACCGTTTCTGGTGGTGAGCAAATGATTGCTGTGTGTGGGCCTTACGTTTATGCTTTAACAGCCAATTTTGTTCCAGCAGTTATCGGATTGCTTAATTCCAGTACAGGCATAGTGCGGATTACCGACAACGGCATCAATGTTTATATTGTGGACGGTGCTTATCGTTACACATGGTATATATCAAGCCCTGCTTCTGCTGTGTTTTTTGGCTCAACAAGTGGCACAACATTGACAGTTACAAATGTTTCTAGTGGCACGATTGCGGTTGGTCAATCACTTTTTGGCGTGAATGTTTTAGCGCAAACCGTGATTACAGCGCTTGGCACAGGAACTGGCGGGATTGGTACTTACACAATTAACAGAAGTCAAACATTAGCAGAACGGTCAATGAATTCGGCAACCGTAGGGGCTGTGGTGACTGGCACTATTGCAACTACAGTTTTAACTGTTAGCGCGGTTGCATCAGGCGTTTTACACGTTGGTCAGACTATTAGTGGCGTTGGCGTAACCCTTGGCACAATCATTACAGCTTTGGGTACGGGAACAGGCGGTGTTGGAACTTACACTTTAAGCGTGGCAAGCACCGTAGCTGTTGGCGTGACCATGTACGGTTTGAACTTTTCTGTTCTACCCTCTACTGATGGTGCGTTTAGCGGTGCAAACACCGTGGACATTATTGACAACTATTTTGTCTATAACAACCCAACAACTCAACAATTTGGCGCTAGTGATCTTTTATCGCCTATTTCACCAGCATTAAGTTTTTCGTTAAAAGATGGCGCACCAGACGATTTAGTGGCTTTGATTGTTGATCACCGTGAAATTTATTTGATGGGTGAAATTTCGTCTGAGGTGTGGACTGATGTGGGCGCTGTGCCGTTCCCGTTTCAAAGAATCCCCGGCACTTCTACCCAACACGGTATTGCCGCACCGTTTTCAATTGCTCGACTTGGTAACTCATTTGCTTACGTTTCCCGTAACAATCGTGGTCAATCCCAAATCATGCAAATGCAAGGATACATCCCACAGCGCATTTCTACTCACGCTGTTGAGAACACTTTAGCCAATCAATACGTTGGTGATGCTATTTCGTGGACTTATCAGCTTGAGGGACATGAGGTTTTTGTTGTCACTTTTCCATCACTTCAACTGACATGGGCTTTTGACGCAACCACTCAAATGTGGCACAAATGGCTTTACACGACAGATAAAAACGTATATCAGCGCCATCGTGGTAATTGCTGTGCGGTGTTTCAAGGATTGGTCATTATTGGTGATTATGAAAACGGCAAACTGTACGAATTGGACAAAAACAATTACACAGACGATGGTCAGAATATCCGCAGATTGCGTAGAGCGCCACATTTGGTGACTGAGTTTCAACGTCAGTATTTTGATGAATTGCAGATTCAGTTTCAGCCGGGCGTGGGAACTACGGGCATTTCTGGCGTTACACAAGTTGACACTACAAATATCATTTATTTGGGCGATAATTACACAATTACGGCAAGTGCAACTTTGACCATTGAGCCTGAAAAGACTTACATTCTTGCAACTCAGCAACCCGTAATAACTACAACCACAAACAACCCTCAAGCAATGCTTAGATGGTCAAATGATGGTGGTTCTACATGGTCAAATGAGCATTGGACAGGCGTTGGTCAATTGGGCAAATACAGGAATCGTGCCATTTGGCGCAGATTAGGAACAGCCCGAGACAGAATATTTGAAGTTTCTGTGAGCGATCCTGTGAACTTTGTCATTATTTCGGCAAATCTTAAAGTGCAAGGGGCAGAAAACTGATGGCTACTTCAGGACTTTCCAGTACACAGCAAGTTAACCCCTATCCACAAGCACCGTTTTTGGATGGAACGACTAATCGTCCATCACGGTCATGGCAACAGTTTTTCATTAACTTGTTGAACTTTAGTTCTGCTACGACTGCAACGGCAGGGTCTGCAACGCTTCCCGCAAATCCCGTGGGATTTATGAATGTCACAGTAAATGGGCAGACCTACAAAGTGCCTTACTACAATGTTTGAGAGAGCCTAAATTATGGACAACCTAATAAATTCACTTGTTAACAATTTTGTCAGTAACGCTGGTAATGCAAACATGGCTAAAGTTACTGATTACCAAGGCAAGACCTATGACCGTGATCAGCTTTTGTCTTTGTCAAAACAAGTGGCGGGTTCAATTGATGCCAATGCCATCAAAGGCGGTGTGTTTAATACCAAAGGCGAAAGCGTAGGTTTTAACTACGATGAAGCTACAAAACTGTTAGGGCATCCTCCAACTGCGGCTGAACAAGTCATTTTGGATATGTCGCGCCATCTTATAAATGAAGGCGTAACAGACTTAAATCAAGCTGATGCGTCAACCACTAACAGGCGTTTTGGTTCTACTTACACGGGCGGTGGTGGCACGATCTATGAACTTAAAAAGGATGCTGATGGCAAGCCTATTATTTCTTCATGGAGTAAAGACACAAGCGATAAGAAAACCATTCTAACGGGATTGGCACTTGCGGCCGCGGCTTTTGGCATCCCCGGTGTAACCGAGGGCTTGCTAAGTGGCGCACCCGCTGGCGCAACATTAGGAACTGTTGGCGCTGAAGCGGCTGGAACTTCTAGCCTTGGGTCATTGGGTGCAATGGGTTCTTTGGGTGGTGAAGCCGCGTTAGGAACAGGCTTGACAGCGGCCGGAACTGGCGCGGGTGGACTTGGTGGCGCAATGAGTGCCTTGAGTGGTGAGGCCGCTTTAGGTTCTGGATTAACTACCGCGGGTGCTGGTGGTTTAGGTGGGGCAACGGGCGCGGCTGGTTTAGGCGGTTTAGGTACTGGCGTAGGCGCTGGCGTTGGTGGTATGGCCGCGGCAAATTCATTGCTTGGAAATGCCGCGTTAGGATCAACTTTAGCGGGTGCTTCAACACTTCCTATTGGCACAACATTAGGCGCTTTAGGGGCGGCTGGTGTGGGTGGTTCATTATTAAATGCTGGTGCGGGCGCGGCCGCTGGTTCTGCTTTAGGAACTACTTTAGGAACTGGTTTAGCTTTAAATGCCGCTGGTAATTTGCTTGGTACTGCCGCAAATCAATCTGGCATTAACAACGCAAGGGATGCGATTAACCAATACGGTGGAATTGCAAACACCCAACTTAATACTGCATACAACGATGCTAGAAATTTAGGCGTTGCTGGTCGCACAGATTTGGGCAACATTTATAGCAATACCAACACCAATCTAAACAACACAATTAACGCCCAAGCGGGTGCTTATGATTTAGCCAATCAAGGCATTAAAGCAAATGCCGCAACACAATTAGGTTTGTTGGGTAGCACTTACCAAGGTCAAAAAGACCAAGCCGCGGCAAATGCGGCGGCATTAAACGCCAATTATGGAAATGCCCGTGGTGACTTGTACGACATCTATAACAAACAAGTTGGGTTTCAACAACCTTATCAAGATGTTGGCCGGGCGGGTTCGCAAGGTCTAATTGACAATCAAGGTTACTTAACCCGTCAGTTTGGCGCTTCTGATTTAAATGAACAGTTAGCACCTAACTACGCATTCCAACTGGCTCAAGGTCAAATGGCTAACCAACGTCTTGGCAACATGGGCGGTGGCGCTATTGGTGGAAATGTGGCAAAAGGTTTGCAAGACTACACGCAAAATTATGCTTCTGGTGCATACCAAAATGCGTTTAATAACTTCAATACACAGCGCCAAAACATTTACAGCACATTGGCTGGAATGGCTAACATTGGCACTACATCAGGCGGTCAATTGGCAAGCCTTGGCAATACATTGGGCGGTAATTTAGGCTCATTGTCTAATACTCTTGGAAGCAACCTTACAAGCAACACAGGCAATCTATTGAATGCTGGTAATGTTTACGGTTCTAACACATCAGGCGTTGTCAATAACTTGAACAATGTGTTGTCATCTAACCTTGGACAAATGCAAGGCGCTTACAACCAGTATGGTAGCAATTTGACCAATGCGGCAAATACTTATGGTGGTAATCTGACAACCAATTACGGTCAAGGTATGAATGCCGCAAATGTGTATGGTTTGAATTCAGCCAACCTTGCAACGGGTCTAGGATCAGCTTTGGCAAGCAACGCCACAGCGACAGGCGCAAACAATGCAACAGCTTTAAGCAACCTTGGCAATACTGCTTTGCTTGGCTCTATGCTCAAAGCGACATAAGGATAAATCATGGCTGACTTACAAATGAACGTAAATTACGCAAAACCCCAACAGACAAGCCTTGGGGACATGGTAAACATGGCTTCTGGAATCCAAAACTTCCAACAAGCACAGCAATTAAATCCTTTGGCTTTGGAAAAAGCACAAATTGAAAACCAAGTGTTGCGTCAGAAAAATGATGAGCGTTTGAAACTTCAAGAGTTCACAAGCAATCCATCAAATTGGCAGACCAACGGTCGCATTGACATGGATAAGATCAACGCGGCTATTCCTAAGATTGCCCCGTTGACAGGCTCTGATGTGATCACTTCATTAAGTGGATTGCATAAAAGCCAAACAGAAGCGGCTAGTGCCAAGCAAGCATTGACACAAACTGAACGAAACATTATTGGTAATGTTGATCACTCATTAGGTTTAATGGGTGAAAATGATCCTAAAAAAATTATTAAAGCCTATCAAGGATTAATCCAGAACAATCCTGACAACCCGTCATTAGAACGCATGATCAATTCAAGGATTGATTTGCTAAAACAAGCACAAGCTGGCCCTGCAATTACAAAAGACTTGCTGGCTGAGTCTGCATCTTTGTTGTCTATTCCTGAACAACGTAGTCAATTTGCGCCTAAAGCTAGTCTGACTTCTACTGGTAGCGAGTTGAAGGAAACAATTACTACGCCAATGAGTCCCACAGGACAAGCGCCTAACATTCGCATGACGGGTGCGGCAGAACCTTTGACTATGGCCCCCGGCACTCAGTATGTGCCAACTGGCAGAACTGATCAAAACAACAACCCAACTGCTATTCAATATTCTCCAACTGGACAAATATTAGGTGAGGTCACAATTCCCGCTGGTGTTTCAGGCGCACCAAGACCGCCACAGCAAGGCGCAATGCCACAGCAGGGTGGTGGTATGCCACAACCGCAAGTAAACGCACCACAAGCCCCTGCAATGCCCTCTAATGCGCCTGTAAGGATGCGCCCCGGTGAGAACGCAGATACTTTGCGTGATGCTCAAGCTATTCGTACACGGGCAATGGCTTCTGCCGCTAGTGTGCCTAACCAACAATTTAACAGCAACCAAATTATTAAAATTGCTGATGATGTGATTTCTGGTAAAGGCGCTGGCGCTATTGCCAATTTGACGGGTGGTTATGCCGCTTTGCCTTTTGGTGGTGACAACGCAACCAATCTGCAACAACTTGGTCATTACATGGCGCTTCAAACCGCGGAATTGTCAAAATCAGCTGGTTTAAGTGGTACTGATGCGGCTAACCAAATCGCTAGTCAGATTTCGGGAACAACTGAATGGACAGCGCCAGCCATCAAACAAACTGCCCGTGTTAATCGTGCTTTGTCAACTGCTACAAGTTTGTTTAACCAAGGCGTTGAAAACGAATTTACTAAAACAAAAGACCCATTTGCGGCTAGAGACTTTCAAAATAAATGGAGTCAAATTGCTGACGTAAATGCCATTCGTCTTTATGATGCAATGAAAAACAACGACAAAGATGGCATGAAAGAAGTTGTCAATGCCGTTGGTGGCCCTGATTCTATTGGCTACAAAAATCTGCTGACTAAAATCAAGTTTATGAGTACGCTTGTTAAGGGGCAATAATGGCTGTTGTTGATGATTTTGACGTAGATTCGATCAATAGCGCGGTTAGTTCTGCCTTTGGTCGCAAATCAGCGCCCCCCGCAAGGACTCAATCTTCCCGTGAGCAAGAATCTTTAAGGATATTGCAAGCCGAATATGAGAGGGAAAGCAAACTTGCCGCGGGTGGGAATGCCGCTTCTGCCCGTAATTTAGAGGCACTTCAGCGAGAAATGAAGTTAAAAGGCGGTGCGCCTACTACTGTACAAACGCCAAGTGATGACTTTAGCGTGGATGCAATTGGCGCGGCAGTTCAAGATGCTTTTAAAACCGCTAAAACTGACAAGCCAGTAGCAAAAAACAAGACTGATCAAGCAATTATCAATCTGCAAAGATCGCGTGAAATGTATGGCCAAATGGGGCGTGATGTGGGCGCTAGTGTTGCGTCATTGGCTGACACTACCATTGGCGGCATTTTGCCTATGGCTGGTCAAGTTGTTCAAGCTGGCGCTAGATTTACGGGCGGTTTAGGTGAACTTATTACTGGTCGCCCATCAGATATTACCCCAGAACGTGCCGCACAAATGGGCGGGGCTGTTACATCGGCCCTTGAAAAACCATTTGGTAAAACTTTTGGCGTTACACAAAGCCCTGCCTATCAGGGTGAGGCTTCACAAAGATTGATGAACTTTATTGGTGAAAATGTCAATAAAGGCGCTGAGTGGATTGCCCAAAAAACAGGCTTGCCACTTCCTGATGTGCAAAACATGATGGGAACGGCAACAATTGCCGCACCAGCGTTATTAGCTAAACCGTTGGCTACGGTAGCTAAACCTTTGGTTAAAGGCGCTGAAACTTTAAGTCAATGGGGCAATGAAATTCGTTCTGCCGCACCTAGCCAACTTGAGCAACAATTTCAAGCCAAGGGAGGCAAACAAAGCGTTGGTGCGGCCGCGGCTATGCCAGAAAACGTCTTGCGTGGCAACATTGATGCGGCTATCGCTCAATCATCGCCTGAATTGCAAACTTACGTTCAATCAAAGAATCCAAGGGCTGTGGATTTACCCGCTTTAGAAACCAGAAGTCTTGAAGAAAAACATGGTGTTAATTTAAGCCGCGGTCAACGCACAGGCGACACAAGCCTTTATTCTCAAGAATGGAATAAACGTGGCGAAACTGAAATTTTGGGCAATCATTTTAATGAACAACCAAAACAGTTCAAATCTGCATTTGAAAATTCAATTAGACGTAATGCGCCTGATGTTTTTGAAATTGACCCAAGTTCTATTGGTCAAGTTCAAATCAATGCTTTGTCAGCTAAAGATCAAATTAGAAAATCAGCTATCTCTAATGCTTACAAGGCTTTGGAAGATGCAAATGGCGGTCAGTTTCCTATTGACATTCAAGCACTTGATAAAGGCATCAAAACTGAATTGTCCAAAAATCTTAAAACAAACCATTTGTCAGGTTCAATTGCAAGTGATTTAACAGACTTTTACAGCAATCCAACATTTGAGGCTTATGAGGCTTTACGCACCAACTTAGCTAATGAAATGCGGTCAAGTTCTAATGGCAATGCAAGGCAAGCGGCTTACATTGTTCGTGACCAATTAGAAAAGTTACCTATTTTTGGTGAAGAAACTGGAAGCGCACAAGCTATTCAACTTAAAGCATTGGCTGACAAAGCACGTTCTTTAAACAAAGAGCGCATGGATGTTATTAAGTCAAATCCCGCTTACAAATCCGCTGTAAAAGAAGCAAGCACATTAGATGATTTGACAGCACAAGGCGAAAGTCTTAATGCTGAAAAGTTCCATGACAAGTTTGTAACCAAAGGAACACCAGAGTCTATTCGTAGAATGAAAGCTGAATTGGCAGACGATCCACAAGCTATTCAAGCAATTACAGCGGGTGAATTACGAAATGTTATGCGTAAAGCGGGTTTGGCTACTGACATACCTGACTTAAATCCCAAAACATTGGCAAATTACATTCAAGACAACAGAGGACGTTTGCAAGAATCTCTTGGCCCTGAAGGTTTTAAAGATTTAATGGAATTGACTGCGCTTTCTAGTAAAGTTGGAATGCCAAAAACAGGCACATTTAACTATTCAAATTCTTTTAGTTCAATGTTGGGTGATTTGGCTAAACAAGGTTTGGCAACAGGCGTTGAAACAAAATTAGCCACTATGACAGGTGGTGCATCCATTCCCGCTATGTCTTTGGGTAGATCATGGATGGGTAAACTAAACAAAGAAGGATTTGCAAAAGAAGCTGTGAATCCTTATGGTGGCTTAACTAAGGATTAAATATGGCAGTCAATCTTGCACCTATTGGTAATGGTTTTCAATTCTTTACCAATACAGGCTTACCACTTAACGGTGGGTATATCTATACCTACCAAGCTGGCTCTACAACTCCGCTTGCAACTTACACCACTTCAACGGGTACGATTGCTAACACCAATCCTATTCAATTGGGGACAAGCGGTCGCCCCCCACAAGAAATTTGGTTGACTGATGGTTACTCTTACAAGTTTGTTTTGACTGATTCTGCCAATGTGCAGATTGCCACTTACGACAACCTTTATGGTATCTTGGGAACAGCCGCAAGCACAAACCCAATTCCCGCTGGCGGCATCATTATGTGGTCAGGCTCTATTGGTGCTATTCCTACGGGCTATTACCTTTGCAATGGCTCTAACGGCACACCAGACTTGCGTGATCGTTTTGTGGTGGGTGCTGGTAGCACTTACGCTGTTGGCAACACAGGCGGCTTTACTTCCTCAGTAACGGGTTCAGGCGGCACAAACTTGCCGCTTTACTATGCGCTTGCATTTATCCAGAAAGCATAAGATGGCTGAAATTGATTTGGTTAAATACGGGGTTCTTTGGCAAAAAGTTGAATCTATGGAAGCCAAGATTGACAAGATGGAAGCCCAATTAGATACGCTGATTGAGTTAGCCAACAAAGGGCGTGGCGGCTTTTGGATGGGCATGGCTTTAGTGTCAGGCGTTTCATCAATTTTTGGTTACATTTCACACTATTGGTCAAAGTAAATGAATGCGCTGGCTCATTCTGTTATTACTGTTTGGGCTAGTAGGTGCGGTAGCCAAAAATGGCTGTCACGTTAGGGAGTTCTATGGCATTGGTTACACCGTCCATGACCCCACAGAACGTCATAAGGAAATGCTGGCATGGTTGATCCACAACGCAGAGCATTGCAAGTCAAAAGATTATGTGGTGATGTGGAACAATTTGCCTGATTGGGCGGGAACAGCCGACACAGTAATATTAAGATCAAAGATAATTTACGGGTACAAAGATGCGCTTGATCGGGAAAAGAAGTGAAGATCAGTTACGACAAATGGTATCCAATAGTTCAGCCCAACCCGGCAATGCAATCGGAAGTGTTTGCCAAGCGTGTGGAAAAATTAGACGCTGAACGGGCGGTTCAAGTGCAAGTGGATAAACAAGTCAAAAAGTTTCATCAATATGAGTATGAAATTTATGAATACAGAATGCGACAGATCACGATAAATATTGACATTGCAAATTTAAAACGCAACATTGATAGATTGGTTTAAATATGGTTACAAAAAAACCCCCTGCCAAGGTAGCGCCCGTTAAAAGGCGTACACCCAGACCTAAACCAGAACAAACAATCAATGTGTCTGTTGCCGCGCCAGCTTCTAAACCCGAAGCCAAAAAAGATGACAGCGCCCTTGGTAAAGTTATTGGTTTAATTGAGTGGGTGGACAACCCGTTTAAATTGTTTACAGTAATCCTACTGTCATTCCTATTTTTTGCGGGCTACTTTGCATGGGATTCGCGTCAAGTCATACTTCATGCCATTACGACACAAGACAAAATGCCTCAACTGGCTAAACAAGAAAACTTGCTTGTTCCTGCCCGTAGCCTTATGAAAGATGTTGATGGCATTGTCGTGCTGGTTCACAAAGCCAATTTATCAACTAACAGCCGCACAACGGTTTTGGCTCTTAATGCTGATGGCTCACGCGAGAAATCAATGGAAGGAATTGTTACGTCATTGTTTAACGCAAGCGCAGACCGTAATGCGGCAATGGTTGCAATGCTCAATAATGAAGTGCTTTGTGAGGAATTTAACCCATCAAGCAAGGTGGGTGAATGGGGCGCTAAACAGGGTGTAAAGTTTATGTGCCGTGGCTCTATTCCTCCTGATATGGGAAAATTTGCAGGGTATGTAGCAATTGGATTTAAAAACAAGCCAGAGGATATTGCGGCACTAAAAACCCGCATTAACTTAGCGGCAACTGATATGTCAGAGGAGTAATTATGTTTGAAGTTTTAAGCGGTGGTTTATTGGGTTCTATATTTGGTGGCATTTTTAGGATGGCCCCTGAAGTTTTAAAGTGGCTGGATAAAAAGAATGAGCGTCAGCATGAACTTAATATGTTTAAGTTCCAATGCGATTTGGAAGCCCAGCGTGGCCAACAGAAATTAGCTGAGATTGGCGCACAACGTGAGGCCGCAATTGATGTAGGCGTGATGGATGCCTTTCAATCAGCCATAGAACAGCAAGCAACGATGGTTAAAGCCGCGGGTGGATGGGTAGCCAGCCTTTCAGCTTCTGTGCGTCCTATGGTCACTTATTGGGTTTTGTTTGTCTGGTCATTTATTCACGTTTGGTTTGCTTACAACGCATGGTTAGCTGGTGCGCCATCAGTAGAAGTATTTAAAACCATGATGACCCCTGACTTTTCTGCTTTGTTGTCAGGAACAATCAATTATTGGTTTCTTGACCGTACTTTGGCAAAGCGTGGAATATGAACTTAGATTTGGCCGCATCCCTTTGTCGCCATTTTGAGGGATTTTTCTCTAAGCCTTACCTATGCCCTGCGGGGATTGCCACAATTGGTTATGGCTCAACTTACTATTCTGACGGGCGCAAAGTGACCTTACAAGATGCGCCTATGGATGAGCCCACCGCAAGGGCGTTGTTGATGGTGGAATTGGAACACACATATTTGCCGGGTGTACTCCGCAACTGCCCAATTCTTGCAACTGATGAACGTAAGTGCAACGCCATTGTTGATTTTTGTTATAACTTAGGCACAGGCAGACTTCAGACTTCAACCCTTAAACGCAAAATAAACGCAGGGGATTGGGATGGCGCAAAAGAGCAATTGAAGTTATGGAACAAAGGTGGCGGCAAAGTTCTGGCTGGTCTTAAAAAACGCAGGGATGCGGAATGCCTCCTTATTTCTTAGCATCCTTGATAAACACACTAAAACTGTCAATTGTGACTTTGCCAAAAGGAAGCGGCTCTATGCGTTTTGCGTAATCGTCTAGGGCATCGTTCCAACCAGCGTCATAAGCCGCGCATACAGCGTCTATGGAGGCTTCCTGAGCGCCTGTCATGCGTAGCAAACTAATTAGATCGTCTTTGGTCATTTGTACTCCTTTGGTGTCTGCCTATTTTCCTAGCAATCCAACACGATTGACAAATCCATTTATGCCCCATGTCAATTCCGCCCTCTGGTGGTTTGATTTCATCACATTTGTTGCAACATTTTAATTTGTGGACGGGCTGGTTGCCGTTTAGTCCGAGTGGATACATTGCCATTCTCTTTCGTTTCTTCCTGAATTGGATTTAACTGTGTTGCCTGTTAATTCTATTAAACCAATGACTTTCATTTCATTGAGCCGCCTAGCCACTTGATTACCGTCTAGCATTGTCAAAGCTGAAATGCCATCTTTACCAAGTGGCCCGTAAAACTTCAGGCAATTTAAAATAACTTGGTGGTGTTGCGGTGCAACGTCTTTAATTGACTCCGCGGCTTCAAACGATGTAAGGGGATCATTCGCACGAACTCTTGGGAATTCGGGCATGGCAAAAATGCGTTTAAATGTTTCTTTATAGTCCATGATGTGTCCTTGTTGGGTGGGGGTACTAACTGTTCGTCTGCAAGCTAGGAAAATCCTTTGCACAGCTTTCCCCCCGTTAATCAAAACTCTACGTCATCTTCTTTGACTTTTGGTGTGTTGAGATAAGCCCAGCCAGACCAGCCGCCATCCATTAAAGGAATGGTGTCTAGCTTTAACATAGGCCCGCTTTTGGTTTCAAGAACTGATCCAATGTTTGTGTAACGAAATTTCTCCACACCATCTTTGTTTTTGTATTTACCTGAAATAACGGTAACTTCATAAATTTTAGACATTTTTGACTTTCATAAGTTGAGCAATTTTGATGTCAAGTTCATTTAAGAATTTGACGATTTCATCTTCCATTAGTTTGATATACATATTGTCCCTTGGGACACGTTTAACAAACAATTGAAGTTCCTCTGGCAGACGATTGTCAAACGACACAAAGTCACACCATTCACGCCCTGTGCAAGCCATTTGGAATTGCATTTGCGTGTTGTATTTGTTTGGCACAGTCTGAGACAACAACGTGTCAATGTGCGTGGCCGTATTTGGGCATTTGATTTCTAACAATCCATCATCCCCAACAAGCCCGTCAGGGGACGCACCAGCCATGATGATTGACGGGTGAGGCACAAACCCCACTTCATCAACTAAAACGTCTTTAAGCGACTCATAAGCGGCTCTGGCAAGGGGTTCTGTGTCTGTGCCATGTTGCATTGCACTAGAAATAAAAAATTCTTCCCGTTGACCCGTTAGGCGCTCACACACTAATTGCGCCATGTAGTTAGCCCGGCTTGCGGCATAGCCTGATTGCGTCTTGGCAAGTACATCAGCCACACGGGATGCTGTAACTTTACCAATCCGAGCCGCAAACCATTGGTCTGAGCGTTGTTCAATCATTTCAATCATCTTGGTGCATCCTCATAGTTATCAGGGTTGAACTTGGGGCGCTTTGTCCCCTTATCCTGTGGGTTTGGAAATGTTGGAAATGGCCACATTACTGTTGTATCCTTGCTTTTGCTTTGTCTTTGGCGGCAATAACTTTTAATTGCCAAACCTTGTTACCATCACAAGCCGCATAAGCTACGTTGTAGGCAATCTTTAAATTATCTACTGTGGTTGCTGAATCAATAGCCGCAAACAAATCTGTCATGCTGTCTGGGTCAATGGTTGTTGGTGCAACGTCATGGGTGTAAGCATCAGCGTCATTGTCTCCCTCTGTAGGAATAGCAAACGCTTGGAATGCGGCATATTTGTAAGCGGCACTCATTGCTTTGTTGGTTGCCTTGTCTCCGCTGTCCATTGCCTCACCAAAGGTTTTAACGGTGTGTTTAGAGCCATCTTCTGCGCTTACAAAATCAAACTCTGCTTCTACAACTACATAAAATAGATTGCCGCCCTTGGCGCTCATTCTGTCGGTACATTCGCGTGTAAGCATACGGGGCAAGATACATAAGCCATGTTTTGCCAACAATGGGCTGATCGCGTTATACACATCGTCAATGCCGCGGAATTTATATCCAGAGCCTTGAGAATTTACGCGGTCTTTAGAAATACCAATTTTGGCTAAGTCTGATTGGATTGCGTTAATTGCTTGATAGACTTTCATGTTTCATCCTTTAAATAAGCCGTTAGGCGTTTGATTCGGTCTGAGTGGTAGTCACACATACGCTTGGCATATTCTTGAGCGCTAAGAGCCACTAACAGTTTTCTATGCGCCATTTCAAGTTCTTTGACCGCCAATTCGTTGGCTGATGGCAAGCGGAAATGATCTTTTATTTTGTCAAGCATGATTAGCCCCTCCAAGCCAGTAGTACACCAATGCCGCCAAAAATAACAATGGCTAAAAAGCATTCAACAATTGTTTGGATAATCTTAGATTTCATTTTGTTTTTTCAGCATACGAGCGTGGTGAATCTTGGTTTCAGACATGATGTGTTGAAATTCTGATAAAGGCAGATCACAAGAAATGTCATCACCCTTTAAGTTAAAGACAAACACATCGTAGATTTCCGCTGAGTTGTGGTCATGCGGCATATTGATTTCTGCGGGGTAGTAGTCATAACCGACTTTGACGTTTTCAAGCGTTGTACCGTTGTCATAAGACACAACGTCATCAAAGTAATAGTGAAGTTTGAATTCAGTCATGTTGTTTCCTTATGCGTCATCCAACATTAAACGATTGCGTTCAATTGCATCAATACGGGCAAAGCGTTGACCCTCAAAATCCTTGGCGTGGATTTGGTTGCGAATGTCGCAAAGAATGGATTTAGCGGCATGAACAGCGTCATAACCAATGTCAACACCGTTGTTAAAAGCGGTGTGATAAGCAGTTTTAGCGGCATAGTAAGCCGCTTCTGCTTGTTCTTCACGTTCAAATAAAGTTGCCATTTTGGTTTCCTAAAAAGACCCCGAAAAGTTCAGGGCATGGGTGTATTGTATATCAAACTAAACACACAGCAAGACTTTTTTATTAGGACTTTCCCTTATGTTTCTTTTATGCAACTTGCACCATGTTTATTTTGCTATACTTTACAAATGGACAAACAAAAAGCTATCACACTTGCTGGCTCACAGAGTGAACTAGCCAGAATATTAGGCATTCACAGGACTGCTGTGCATCAATGGAAAAAGATTCCCAAGGGAAGAATTTATCAATTGATGTTCTTGCGTCCACAATGGTTTGTAGAGTAAGATTGTTTGAAACACGGCTAGGAATGGATTGATCCCCGTTCCGAAAAGAGTTATCCCCTCTCCTGCCGCAGTTTCTTTTTAAGGGGTTTAAAAGGCGGCTATGCATTACTACCAGTTCAATATTGGTGACTATCAAAGTCACACTGCGCATCTTTCAGAAATGGAAGATTTAGCCTACAG